GGCAAAAAGAAAAACAAAGTTTTTCTTTTTGCCGCACTTATTTTTTGTTATTAAAAAATAAAATATTTATGAATATTTCTCTATAAAAATATAAAAATAATATTTTTTATGAAATATTTAATCCTTTTCAAAAAAACTATTAAATTTTTTTGAAAATGAGTGTATATACTTATTTTCATGATAATTATCAAAAATTTCATATTTTATCATATTCATTTTATAAAATTTAATTAGTATATTTAAAAATAATTGTTAATAAATGTATATAATTTTACGAATAATAATTATTTTATTAGACAATAGGTATATTTAATGAAATTTTTGATAATTTTCATGAAAATAGATGTATTTTCTTGTTAATTATTAATATATATAAGGAAACAACACAAAAAAATCTTTGATTTTTCTCACCGAAACAATTATTGAACTGCGAAAAAATTACCCTTATTTAAAAATTAAATAATTTTGTACCTTCAATGGTTGTTTCCATTAAAATTAAATCAAGATGATATTTATTATTATATTATTTATTATATGTTTATTATTACTTTATTTATTTATTAATAATAATGAAATAAATAGATGTATATTGTTATACTTATTATAAATCAAAACTAGTTATAAATATGTAATTAATTTAATATTAATAATTATTATTTTCTTAATCAGTCTCAATATGAATTCACAATAAATAATATTAGATAACTTAAAAATTATTGAATAACTCGATAATAAACATATAATCATTCGGATAATTATAAACAGCTTTTAAATTAAAAAAAATCTCATGTATATAAGAATAAACAGAAAAAATATTTTTTATTTATCTAAACAATTAATTTAAAAATATTTCTAATAATTAATAATTATTATAAAATTATTAATATTTAATTGAAACAACAAGATAAAAATCGAAGATTTTTATCTTGTTATTAAGCCGAGAAATAAATCTTCGATTTATTTCTCGGCGAAACATTGATTATATATAATTTATTTCTCGGCGAAACATTTCTAATATAAAAACGCAAATTATAAATAAAATGTACATTATATATATAATGTTTAGTGAATTAATTAATGATAATATGCCAGTATTTTATCATTTATTAGATGGTTATTTAAATAAAAATATAGGTTATAGTTCTGAAAAAACTATTGATTTTATTTATAAAAATAATTTTATTTCTGATCATGAACCTATTAAATTTACAAAAATATTATTTCAAAAAAATGTATTATATTTGCACGATTATAAAACATCCCATAATTATGGTCTTTTTAATACTAAAGAAGATAGATACGCTAATAGTGATATTATAAATAAATGTTTTAATTTTTGTGTAATCAGTATAGGACATGATAAACACGCTACATCAATTTTAATATATACAACTAATGAGAATATTCACATGCTATTTATTAATTCAGGTAGTGGTGTAGATAAACATAAAACATATAATAATTCTGGTGATTATTATTATAGACCATATATACCTGTTACTTTTCCAAAAACACAATATACTAAAATCATTGATATTTTATTATTACAAATACTTTATACATATTTTAAAAATGATTTTATAAAAAAAACAAATATTAAATTATATAATTTAATCAAAAATAAATTACTTTTATTAAATAATAATTTTACTTTTATGTTATCAATACAAGATGAATCAAAAGATTATAAAAGTTTTAAACCTAGTTTTGGTCTCGATAAAGAATCAGATTTTGAACTATATTATAGTGATGTTTCTATAAGTATAACTGATACATATTATAAAATATTAATATTATTTTTGGAGCCATTACAAGATAAAAAGTTTAAATTCCAGAGGATAGATGATTATTATATTAATTCAAGTATTGAACCTTATTCAAATATTTTTCATAAAATAATATTTCATATATATGATGATGATATTTATATAAAAGAACAACAAAGTGGTTCTTGTACTTGGTTTTCAAAATATTGGTGTTTATGTTTATATTTTATTATTATTAATGACCGGCAAGCTTATAAAGATTTCATTAATAAAATATTAATGAAATGTATTGATATTGTAGATAATGATATTTTTACAGCAGAACATGTTGAAAATGAATTATTTATGATTATGGAAGAAGAAGGATCATCTATAGTATCAATGAAAAGTATATTTAATAAATTAGTTAATTTAAAAGTAATAAATGATATAAAAGCGCAAAAAATAAATAATATTAATTTAAATATTTATAATATTCAGATATTAATAAATGCTATAACTTCAACTGATTCCATACAATCACAATACTTTCATGAATTAAATACTGATTCACCATCATTTGAAAATTCTTTGATTAAATTATTTGATTTTTATAAAGACCAATTTCATGTTAATGATGATGTATATTATGCAGATGATAAATATAATAAATATTGTAATATTTTTTATTATCATATAATTAATATTATTAACAAATATGATCTTGCTAATATTAAATTATTTTTTAAAGATTGTAATTATTTATTTAATGAATCGGGAAACTTAAAAGAAGAATATAAGATAGAAAATATAACTAATAAATTTAAAGAAGATTTAACAACAAAATATATCAAGTTAAAAGATGAAAATATGTCATTAATCGATACATATGATTTATCTACTGATGTAAGACCAAATATAAAATTTCGCTCAACAAGTCATATATTGCAAAAATATAATGTTTTACTTACTAAATTTTTTGAATTAGATATAGAAAAAACAACTATTACCTGTGAACAATTATATTTATATTATATTGTGAATTATTATGTAAATGTAGATAAAACCAAAACCATATTAATTGTTAACATATTAACTAAAATATTAATATTAATAGAACTAATATATCAGTGTTATTATATTAAGCAAGATATTAAAATTTCTTCGCATGATTATGAGTTTTATCCAAGAGCAGATCCGTTAAAAGATAAATTCATAGAAGAATATAATGATAAAGTTACACAAATCATAGATGAATATAATGATAATAATATATTAATAATTTTAAATCATCTATGTTCGTCTGAAATTTATCAATATATAAATATTGGTTCAAATAATGCTTTCGTGTTTTCAATTTTAGATTCATACTATAAACGTAATATCATTTTAACTGACAATATAGGTCTATATGGATTAGTTGGTGGTTATACGAGTAGTTTAAACTATGAGATGAAATTAATTTCTGACCATAGTAATTTTCATTTTGATACAGAATATTTAGAAAATGAAATCAAATTATTATTACAAAATCCATCATATATATTTAATAATTGGTCTAATATAAGTGATAAATTTCATTCAAAATATTTATTTATTAAAATGAATATAAATCAAATATCAAAAAAATTAATAACTAAAAATAATTTATTGAAATATTTTATGAAAGTATTTTTAAGAAATTATAAACAAATTAATAATACAGATAGTAAATCTAAATTACTTGTTTCAGATGATAAGTATTATTTAGCTGAAGAAAATATGTTAATTTCATTAATTCATATACAATTATTAATATTTAAATGTCATAGTGATATTAATGATAATTTAAAATGTTTTCATTATTCTGAAAATTTGATTTCAGAAATGAGTATCTATAATTATTTTCAAACTTATGTTCCAAATATTAATATTGAAAGTTTATTTAATATATTAATTGAATATTTAATTAATAAAAATATTTCTGTTGAAGAATTTATAAATCAAATAGATACCATTTTTAATATAGAATCTAGATTAAAATTATTTCTTAAAAAACATAAATTAGAACATCTTGATGTTAAAATTATTGATTTAGATAAACCTGTTAAAGATATACTAAATGTAACAAGTGAATGGATTATAGTTGAAAATAAATCTAATAATGATATATATTTATTAAATCATGAATTTTACATTAAAATAGAATTGCAATATGATTTAATTAATAAAATTTATTATAATAATGAAACTAATCCATGTATAAAAGACAATATTCCTGAACCATTTAACATTTTAATTCCTAAATATTGTTTTCATCTTATTCACCAAGTAAATGATATTTATGAGATTATATATTTTATGAATAATAAATTTAATTTACCTAGTGAAATAAATTTATTAGGTGAAATAGATGATAATATTAAAATTATTAGAATATCTAAAAATAATAATTTTTTACCTATTAGTGAAGATATACCAAATTTTGTGAAAGTATTAAATAATTATGGTTATAATGATTTAAATATGATATATTTGTCATATCATTCCGAAGAAGGTTTTATGATTACAGAATATGAACATAAATTATTAATAAATAAAATTAATAGATCATTATTTACCATAAATATAAATCCAGATATTTCAAATGATTTTAAATTAGTTAATGAAAAATTTGGTACTAATGTTACTGAATATCAATTTGAAAAAAATATATTAGAAACTATCAAAAATGTAAATGAAAAATTACACAAGTCATTATTCAAATTAAAAAAGAAAATTGATTTTAGTGTTACTGAGGATGATTATGAAAAATTATATAGTTTGATTAAACATTTAAAAAATAAATATGATGGTAAATTAATAAAATTATCTGAACAATTTAATAAAATAAAATCATGGACACAAATAATTAATAATCACATTGATTTACTTATTAATTATATTAATACTAATAAAATAGTAAAAATATTAAAAGAATTGTTAACAACTTTACCTGAAAATTTATCCAGTCAATTTAAAATATATATAGAACTATTCAATAATAGAAAATATAAATTAGAATATGTTTTTGAATATTTATTTGAATTTATTTATGGATATGAAATATTAGAAGAACAATTTGAAAGATATAAAAATATTATTCAAAATTTTGTACATACTGATTTATATACAAAACCAAAACTTGATTCAATAAATCCTGATATTTTATACGAAATTAATTACAAATTTCCACAATATGGTGGGCATGATAAATTAAAAACTTATAATGGTATTACACCAATACATCATTTCATGATGGGAAAAGGAAAATCAGCCGTCATTACTCCAATGTTAGCATTATATTTTACATTAATTCATAATAAAAAAGTGTATATAATAGTACCTCAACATTTAAAAAAGCAAACAATACAAACTATGAGACAATACATTTATTTTTTTAATCTTTTTGAAAAAATAATAATATTAACTGATAGTGAAATGAAAAAAAGTTTATTATATGATAAAGAAACTAAAAATAAAGATAAAATAATGTCAAATGACGAAATTTTTAAAATATTTAATAAAAACCTTAATTCTATCGATGATTTATTAATTAGTCCTGAATCTGTTATGTTAATTGATGAATTTGATACTATAATAGATCCAACAAGTAGTAATTTTAATATTAAATTAAGTACAGGTGATAGTATAATGAAAGATAAAACATACTATTATCAATTATTAAATAATATTGGTAGTATTATTAAAGATGAAGCTATTAAACAAAAAATATTATCACATTTGCCATCTGATGTACATTTACTATTTAATGAAAATATTGCCTTAGAAATAAATTCAATAAATGAACAATTAGAGAATAATACATTAAAAGAAAATATTACTTGGGGAATACATCCAACTAAATGTTATGCTATACCATTTTTTGGAAAAGACAAACCAGAAATTAATTCAAATTTTTCATCAATTATTCTTACAATTTATTTAACTTTATACTATTATATTAAAATATATAATATGCAATTAATTCCTATTATGAAATTATTTATTATTCAGAATGATTTATATAATATATTTACAAATAATCAAATATCTTATGATATTGCTGATGATACATTATTTATAGATTTTTATAATGAACATTTTTTTAATATTATAATATATATTTTAAATCAAATCCAATTAACTAAAGATCAATTAAATGTTTCATTTGTTGATGTATTATTATTAAATAATATTTATAAAATAGGTTATTCTGGTACATTAAATATTAATTATCCACTTTTATCTGATGGTAGATCTTCCTGTGATCCTAATCCAGATGAAGATGAAATTATAAATATTACACATGCAATAATTAATGAATCAAATATTATTGATATATCTATTAATAATTATGAAGATTTTTATAGTAATATTGACAAATTCAGTATGTATAATGGATTTATTGATGTATGTGGTTTATTTAAAAATATTCAAAATTCAGAAATGGCTAAATTATTTTCAGAAAAATTTGATAAACCTGTAATATATATAACTGAAAATGATGAAAAAAGAATATATATGAATGGTAATGATATTTTATATAACGAACATTTTAAATTTGAAAAAATACCAATTATTTATTATGATCAAATTCATACTGTGGGTACAGATATTAAACAGGATAATTTTCCTAATTTATTAGGTTTATGTTTTGTAGATAATTTTACCAAATATAAAGAAATTGCACAAGCAATGTTCAGATTAAGAAAATTAAATTTAGGTCATAAAATTAATTTTATATTAATATCTTCAGAAACTAAATTATTTACAATTTCTGATACGGAAAATATTAAAAAATATAAATTATTAAATAAGTTTAAAAATAATGATGATATAGATAAAGATAATAAAGAATTATTATTAAATTTTCAAACATATAAAGCAATTAATAGAATGAATAAAGATATATCAACTAGTCCTAATCATCCTAATCTGGAAGTAGTTAAATATTATTTCAATTCTAGTAATAATAAAGATGATAAAATAGAAATATTATTGGATGGTATAATTGATTATAATTCAAACTTGATAACATCATTAAAATTAAATAATAATGAAAAACTATATAATTTAATTTATAATTTTAATTCAGGAATGAAAGAACAAGATCAAGAACAAGAACAAGAACAAGAACAAGAACAATCACAACATAGAGAAATTATTAAAATGATACAAATAAATGATGAATTATTATATCAAATTAAACCATTAAAAGTATTAATCAAATATGAAAATAGTGATTATACAGATATTGCTATACCATATAATGAAAATATATCTTTTTTACCAAATATTTGTTCGAAAATTGTATCAGGGTTGGCATTTGTGTTTATTAAAAATAAATTTTTATTGATTCCAGGTCACATGATTAAAGTATTTATAAATAAATATCCAATTTTAACATTAAATTTAAAAAATTTAGATAATAAAATAGAATGCGATATTAATGAAATAAATAAAATTAAATCAGATCTCATATTTAAATTTATTGAAAATAAATATGATAATAATGATATTGAAAATATGACAGATATAGGAAAATTATTAATAATTTT